ATCAAGTTGCGACGGGAACCGTTTGATATAATTATAAAACTCAAACATCTTCTTGTCATCATCACCGCAGCGATCTATTAACAGCTTAATGAAGGCAAGAAGACAATCCGAGTCATTTCCGAAGTTTTCCTGTGTGGATAATTGCGTCTTGTCAACGTCCTGTTTTAGCCTTCGGATGGCGGAAATCGCAGTGTTGAAGTTACGTTTTGCATCATGACGCAATTCATAGCCTTGTTTTCCCATTTCACTCCTCAAATCGTAGAGAAGAGTTTCCACGACATCAGTCAACACATAGGTTAGGTTGAGCGTCGTATTAAGATTTGTAGTTCCTACTAACATAATTTATTTCTTTATAACCACGGCCATTGTACTTATACTTGTTCCACTCTCTTTAAACTCACCTGCGCCAATTTCAAATACTTGCCCGTGTACTTCATCAATCCATTGGCGGAAAGCAGCACACTTCTTTTCAGAAGCAAATTTCCAATGTGGACTGGTAATGGCTGCAAGCGTGCCACCTTCTTCGAGCCGTTCATACATAAGCCTTACATGATCTATGTCCTGATTGTTTGCGAATGGAGGATTGGCGATTATCTTGCTATAGCTGCCCACGCTATCTTTCGCAAAATCTTCTCCAAGTAGTATTACATTGCCCAGCGAATGCAGAAACTCCCTGTTTTCAGGCATCAGTTCATAACATTCAATCATAACGGAAGGGCATGCCCGATGAATAGCCTTGATAAGCGCACCACGACCGGCGCTCGGTTCCAATACCGTATCATCTTCATGTATCCCTCCGGCAAGCATAATCAGCCAGTCTGCAACGCTTTCCGGAGTTTCAAAGAATTGGTATTCCTGTTGCAAATTACATCGCTTACCTTCTTTGAGGATAGAGAAGACGCGCTCGGCATTAAACGGGAATGTAAAGCCCTGTACTTTCCCACCTTTCCAGGAACCGCCCGCTTCCTCTATCCATTTTTTGGCGTCGGCATAAGATTTCTTATTAAATTGCACTTGTGGAAGCTTGAGGATGTTATTCTCAAGCGTGCAATGCTTCAATATCTCTTCCACACTCCATTTCTTACCTTCATCGGATTGTTTTCCTTTTTTGTCCATGGGAACATCAGAGGCAAGCAATGATGATACCTTTGATATGACTTTATTACTCGCGTCCATAAATGCGTTGACGTAGATAAGCACTTCCATCAGAAAATCGTTATCTACGTGGTCCGTTTCGTCCATAACAGTCAATCCGTCCATCATGTCCTCCAGTCTGTTCAACTGCTCAACACTACCACGTAACATTTTTATTAAAGTCTCTTTTTTGTTCGTCATAACTTTTTTGTAAATAAATTCTTGTTGTGTCTACGCTGCCATGCCCTAAAAGATCAGCCAACTGAATCACATCCTTGTTTTTCTTAAGAAACATCTTCGCGAAGAAGTGACGGAAAGCGTGAGGGTGCATCTTCTTCTTGTCAATGCCGCAGCAATTGCCCCAATCCTTCATGCCCTGGGACAGTCCACGTTGTGTCATGGGACCAAATCTGCCAACCGCAAGAAGCCCGGTCTTACCGTATTCTTTCGCATAAGCCTTCACTTCCTGCTGTAGCTGTCTTTGAAAGAAAAAGCGACGGTACTTGTTACCCTTTCCTTTTAATGTCACTTCCCCGGATATAATGTCTTCCCACGTGAATTGCAGAAACTCCGACAGACGGGCACCGGTTGTACCTAAAACCCTGATAAAAAAGTAATAATCTTTGTTGGATTTAGTCTTCAAGTATTCCAGTAAACGGTTATATTCGTCTTCTGTAGGAACATTATTTGTGTCCAGCTTACGCTTCATCTTGGGACGCTTGAGCTCGACAGGTTTCTTCATCCACTTGGAAAATCTTTCGATGGCCGTAATCCGCAACCGGATAGTAGCGGGAGCGAATTTTCCCTCCTCAAGCATCTTTATGAATCTCCTGCAATTATCCATATTGACCTCATTCGCATATTCGAAGTATTTCTTCATAGAGGTATGGTATAAATCAACCGTATGCGGGGAATAATCATTATTATCAGTCAGCCATACTATAAAATCATTCAACATCTTCTTGTTTTTCTCTGAAATGGAGTCAAGTTTTTCCAATGGCTTTACCGTCTTTTCCCTGCGGCCATATCCGATTTTAAGATAAGACAACAGATCGCAAATGGCTGAACACATTAATGGATAACGCGCCATGACATCAGCGTTTTTACGCTTATAACTCAAATAGCCGCGACGGTTGACCTCTTCAGTGCTCTCAAGGAAATCCGCTACATACTTGATATGCTTGCCAATAGTATCATAACTTCTACCTGTGGTATACAGGTAAGAAATATAATTAGTCAGTATATGCTGTCTGTTATTATCCATCATTTTTAAGTATTAAATCACACCAGGTAGCATCATTTTCAAAGAACCATTCAAAACCGCCCGCTTTATGCCTGCCCGGCTTTTTATTGCAGATACAGCTGATCGGAGCCGGATTAACACCTGTCGCTTTCCCTGCATCCTGAATGGAAGGGAATACGCCGCATAACTTTCCGTCTTTAATCGCAACTACACTTTTACGATTTAGACCTGCACCTGTTTTATGCCAGGAACCACGTCCTTTCGCTAAATTTTTCAGACTTCTACGTTTGGTCTTTAGGGAATGATACTTCATTGTTTTCCCTTTATTGTGAGGAGCAATACCTTTCAAGAATCTGCCGTTTATAGGATTCCTCGTAGGTCGTTCAACGGGTATATAAAGTTCGCTCATATCTTTTATAGATTTTATTTATTTCTTAGGCTTATAAAGCCTCGTTTAACCAACTCCATCAGATCCGACATATTTTCTTCACTTATTTCTGCCTGAGTCTCACCATTTACAGACATATAGTGAGGAATGCCAAATCGATCACGGATTCTCTTACGGATAACAGGAGTAGACTTGTTCTCCCAGTAAATTGTAACTACCATATCTAAAATGGATTATCATCCTCTGCACCAGATTGTTTGCCTCCTAATAATGGGACATAATCAAGATTATAAAAGCAAGTCGTAGCGGCATTGAACCCACATATGAACCGTAGAAGTCCAATATTTCGTCCTTTAGCAATATCTATCATAGCCGTCCCTTTGGTATCTACATTAGAAAAATCGTTCGGATAGTTTTTTTTATTAACCTCCGGCCGATATATCAGAATGACAACATCGGCAGCTTCCGCTATTTGTCCGCTGTCACGAAGTCGCCCCAATGTAGGAACTGGATTCATTGTATCCCTATTCAACTGAGAGAGGGCTATAATCCAGATGTCAAGTTCTTTAGCTAAGTTCTTTAATCGCCTAGCCACATCCCCCATCTGCTGCTCTTTATTAGCTCCCTTCATGTTCACATTCAAGATCTGAAGATAATCGATAATAGCACCGTCTATTCCAAACTTCAATTTCATATATCGGATAGATGAAATGATAGTATCAATATTAGAAGTGCTTCTATCATCAAAGTATATTCCCTTTCCCGACATTTTACCTACTCCAACATCTATCGCTTGTATCTGTGAATCAGTCAAACGTGAATACATGATTTGATTAGCCGGAACCCCACTTTCCATAGAGAGAATACGAGCCGTTATTTGCTCCTTTTTCATCTCCATTGAATACATAGCTATCTTAGCGCCCAAAGACGCTGCATTTCGCATAATAGACACCGCAAAAGATGTTTTACCTTGGCTTGTCTCCCCTGCAATAATTATCAAGTCTGATTTTTGCAATCCACCTGACTTTGAATCAATTTTTTCAAATCCAGTAGGAATACCCGTTAATTGTCTATTCCCTAAAAGATTATCATTTATCATGCCATATACACTTTCAAGTCCATCGTTAATGGTTGAAATAGTAGTGCTACTTGATTTGAAAAGCGATGCAAGTTCATTACTCACCGAATTAGAGACATCGAGAATATCCTCTGCTTCTGAATAAGAGTTTGATACAAGATACTGTCCTATATCCCAAAATTTACGTCTTATCGCCAGATCGTGCAGCCGTGCTGCATACTGGTATAAATCAAAAGTACAGTTAGAAGCAATTCGCATATACTCCATAAGGTCAAACTTCACCCCATTAGCAATAAGTTTATTCTTGACCGCTACCACATCAGGCCGACTGCCAGACGATGCCACTTGAAGGATAGCTTCGTATATCTGAAGATGGAATGGATTATAGAAAGAATCCTTGGATAATAACTCCCTCACTTCTTCAAGCGCATTGCGTTCAGTGATAATAGTACCTAAGACAATCTTCTCAGAATCTTCATCTCGTAGTTGCACATTAATTTCCATATTCTTTTTTTGCCCAGTTTAATACAGTCCTGTAAAGGTTAGTATATCGTTTACGTAGATCCTTTCGATTCTCTATCTGCTCGATGATGTCAGCAATCTGTTTACCCGTATATTTCTCTTTGAGTTTTAGAAACTCCGCTTCCGTGATTTGGGAAGAGAAGTTTTTAGCATTGCTGCAATAAGGAGCGTTCCGTTTTAGCCAGTCATTGAATTTTAGAAAATCAGGATTTGAAGAAGCGGATGAAGAAGCCTCGGCTTCTTTCTTATCTCCGTTAGGAGATTCTTTATTATCTTCTTTATCTTTCTTAGTATTTGTGTCACCCGTGTGTCGTTTTTTAGACGACTGTGTCACTAACTGTGTCGTTAGTTGTGTCACCATAGACTCTAATTTATTGATTTTAAGCATTATTCCTGTGTCATTAGCTGTGTCACCAACTGTGTCACCAGAATTATATTCATCATATTTACAAAGAGTTATCATATTCATTCCTTGTATTATCTCAGAAGTTATCATTCCTTCTTTCTTTAGGTATGATAAAAATGTTCTCACCTTTCTTTCTGTCCATTTCCAGCGTTTAGCCAAAAAACGAATAGATGCAGGATATTGTCCACGATTACAGACCACTTCTCGACCTCCGATACTCACCTTTTGGGGCGTTGCATCAAATCGTGCTGACTGTATCAAGTCCAACCACGCTTCGCAACTGCTAAAAGTCCGGGCTTCATTCCACAACTCATTCGAGAAGAACTTGCGGCTTAGTTTTATAAATCCTGCCATCGTAACTATCCTTTTATGAAAAGTTGAATCAAATAGTAAATATTGATTTCTCCACTTCTCGGACACTTCGGGATATGCTCTATTTCTTTGATTATTTCTTTAATTGATTTCATATTGCTATGATTAAATATTAGATTATTCGCGATCTACTTCTCTCAAGACATCAATTAGCAGAGCAATTGTACCGACATTATTTCTGAATATATCGTCATTACCATCATTATGGTTTAGAGAATAATCAATAAGGAGATCGGTCAAAGAGACTATCAGGTCTCTCGGACTAATTGTTTGAGATAAGAAGTCTTTAAGAGGATTAAGATTAATGACATAATAAGCCGTTTCGTGGCTGGACGTAGATGTAGAAGTTACTATACTTCGCTTCTGCTCTAATTTCATGGAGTTTGGCATACGATGAAATTTGAGTTATGTATAAAAGGAAAGCCGTTAGCCTCCCAAAAGTCGCCAAACTCCGACTAAATTCGCATAACGAAAGCAGTCCGTAGGGAAAACTAACGGCTATATCTTAGCGATAAAAGCTGTCAAGTAGATACAAAATATCCACTTTCGATATGCTATAAAATCAAAGTTTGGCGAACTTTTCACCGCAAAGATAGCTCAAATTTCTGAAATGCCAAACGAATGTCTTATTTTTCTGCCAACATCTTTTTGTTTAACGCTTGACCAAAAATGGCCACAATCACCTTTTTCAAATGGTTTAATTTCACCACAACTTATACACTTGAAGAATCTGTAGTTAAAAGGTTTACTATCTCTTAGTCGAATATATAAGCTGAACTCTTTGTCGAGTTTAGCTTTCAAGTCCGGCTTCTTCTTCACTGTTACCCCTGCTTTATCAAACAGAGGCAAAGGCTTGTCTTTCTTCTTTTCCTTTTTTCTTTTTATGTAGTACGGCATTTCAATCGTTCTCAAGTAAATTCAACATCACTAAGGTTAAGTACACCTTCATTCGTGTACTCATACCCTATGTATGCAACAGAATTGCCTTTTACAATGTACCATTCTGTAAAATTATCATCATCACTGTGTGCGAAAAGCAAGTCATGTGTTACACTGTTACCTCTCTTTAAACCCATGTAATAGTTGTAATTGTAGCAGCTGATCTCGGGAATATGCTTAAATGTGCTTGTATCTATACCGTTATAGACACCGTACATATTCTTGAACTTTTCATCCATATTAATTTAACGTATTAATTTCCATTCACTAACTCTTGCCATTTATGTGTGGCTCATATTTATGTGGTTGTAGCAGGACTTGCACCTGCATGATAGGAGTTTTTCTTGGGCTTTCACCAAGTATTTTATTCATTGACATTGCGGTCTATTCGGCATTACCCGTTATTAACTCAGTGGTTTGAATTTCTTTTTACGGCTAACCGTAACATATCGACTTGCCAACCTATCTATAAGAGCTTCACTTTAGCGTCTCTCATTGTTCCGCCATACAACCAACTATCTTATACTTCAATAATTTTAAATTTCCCTTTTTTGATATATATCTTGTGCTTATAATAGTCCTTAACTATGGCGTAATCTGACTGGGGACGTATATTCCCTATACAATCCTCTACATAAGAATTGCCGAAGGCTTCCACCGTTGCGCTGTCGTAGGCTTCCACCGTTGCGCTGTCGAAGGCTTTCACCGTTGCGCTGTCGTAGGCTTTCACCGTTGCGCTGCCGTAGGCTTCCACCGTTGCGCTGTCGTAGGCTTTCACCGTTGCGCTGTCGTAGGCTTCCACCGTTGCGCTGTCGTAGGCTTTCACCGTTGCGCTGTCGTAGGCTTCCACCGTTGCGCTGCCGAAGGCTTTCACCGTTGCGCTGTCGAAGGCTTCCACCGTTGCGCTGCCGAAGGCTTTCACCGTTGCGCTGTCGAAGGCTT